CGAGATTGCAAAGCAGGAGTTTAGTTATGGACAATGTTGAGTTTCTAATTCTTAGAAACCTACTTCATAATGAGGAATATGTCCGTAAGGTAATTCCATTTATCAAAGCAGATTACTTTGAGAATCGTAGTCAAAAAATTGTCTACGAAGAGATTCTTAAGTTTGTAGAACAATATAATAAACCAGTTACCAAAGAGATTCTCTGTATTGAAACAGAGAAGCGTCAGGATATTACTGATGGTGACTATAAAGAAATCACGCAACTTATTTCTTCATTAGAAGAAGCACCTACTGAGTTTGAATGGTTGGTATCTACCACTGAAAAGTGGTGTCGTGATCGTGCTATCTATCTGGCACTGATGGAGTCCATTCAGATTGCTGATGGACAGGACGAAAAGAAGAACAGAGATGCCATCCCAACTATCCTTTCTGATGCCCTTGCAGTGTCATTTGACACTCATGTGGGACATGATTATTTTCAGGATTATGAGGCACGTTATGAGTCCTACCATAGGAAAGAAGACAAAGTTGAATTTGACTTGGAATATTTCAACAAAATTACAAAGGGAGGTTTACCGAATAAAACGCTTAACATTGCTCTTGCTGGCACTGGCGTCGGTAAATCTTTGTTTATGTGTCATTGCGCGGCTGCATCTTTACTTGGTGGGAAAAATGTCTTATATATCACGGCTGAAATGGCTGAGGAAAAGATTGCAGAACGAATTGACGCTAACTTGCTCAACGTCCCTATTCAAGAAATCACAGATCTACCTAAAATGATCTATGAGAGTAAGGTGACAAAACTATCTGAGAAGACGCAAGGAACCCTAATTATTAAAGAATATCCTACTGCTACTGCTCATGCAGGACATTTCCGTGGTTTGCTTAATGAACTCGCTATTAAGAAATCATTTCGTCCTGACATTATTTTCATTGATTACCTTAATATATGTGCTTCCTCTAGGTATCGCGGAAACCTTTCTGTCAATTCATATAGTTATATCAAGGCTATTGCTGAAGAACTTAGAGGACTCGCTGTCGAAGCGAACGTACCTATCGTATCTGCCACCCAGACTACCCGTTCTGGTTATGGTAGCTCTGATGTTGAGCTTACTGATACTAGTGAGTCCTTTGGCCTGCCTGCTACTGCTGATTTTATGTTTGCCCTTATTTCAACTGATGAGCTTGAGGAACTCGGGCAAATCATGGTGTAGCAGTTGAAAAATCGATATACTGATCCGACTATTTTTAAGAGGTTTATCGTCGGGATTGATCGCGCCAAAATGCGTCTTTATGATTGTGAACAAACTGCTCAGACTGATATGGTTGACAGTGGACAGGAAGAGGAGTATACTTACGAAGACAAACCTAAAAAATCATTTGATGGTTTCAAATTCTAATATGAACAATTACGTTGAATTCGTCAAGCAAACCACCAGTGAACCCAGTCTGGAGTATGGTGCTATGGCATCTCGTCTTGCAGAATTGGAAGCAACTGGAACTAATACAACACAACTTCTCACTGCTGCTCTTGGTTTGACAGCTGAGTCTGGTGAGTTTACCGAAGTAGTTAAGAAAATGGTTTTTCAAGGAAAACCTTATAATGAAGATAATGTTTTTCATATGAAGCGTGAACTTGGCGATATCTGTTGGTATCTTGCTCAAGCATTCATGGCACTTGACACTAACTTTGATGAGATTCTTGATATGAACATTGAGAAACTCAGTGCCCGATATCCTGAAGGTGCTTTTGATGTATACTATTCTGAAAATCGTAAGGAGGGAGATCTGTGATTGAATTTGATGATATGGAACTTATGCAACTAGAGTTTTGTATGAGTCAAACTGAGAAAATGATGTCGATGGGTGGTGAGATTCGCCGTCATGCTTCTATTACTGAAAAAGTAAAAGCAGAAATGAATCGTCGCCGTGAGGAAAATGGAACCTATACTCGCGAAAAAATTCTTCGTGATCTAGAAGCACAAATCAAATCTATGGAAGAAAATAAATGAAACTTCTTACACTTGAAGATTATCAAAAAGCAGGAGAAACATTTTGGCCTAAGTACTGGTATGTTTCTAGAGAACTTGGTGAAGGTGCTAAGGCAGAAGACATCTTAAAAGTTATGGAAGCAGTTGGTGGTGTTGCACTGAAACTTGCATTAGAAAAGAAAGAAGGCCCATTTGGATTCAACAAAAAGGAGGAAAATGACGAATCAAGCACAGACTGATCAAGAAATTGAAATTCCAGAAGGATCGGAACTGATTGATGAAGCGTTTTATGTGTGGAAAACACGCTTCGGACTTCACAGTACGATGACAGTCCAAGGTAGAAAGATGCTTACTGGTTTGCATAAGAAAGATGTCATTGAAATGACTAGATGGCATCTTAAGTGTGAAATTGACGGAACTCTTGATGATTATAGTCGTGTAATTGGATCTGCTATTGTTGGAGGTAAACTCTAAATATTTAAAAAAGAGTTATGGCATCTACAAGTCTAAATGAATCTTTAGCATGTGTCGCACTTGGATATGTGACGTATAAAGATGATCATAGTCTTGAAGATTTTCATAAGTTAATTACCGAAAGTAGTGGAAATCTATGGAATCAAATCATATCTAGATGTGAACTTTCTGATAGACAAGTAAGTGTCTATAGAAATGCTTTTTCTGATGTTGATGGAAAAATAAATCCATGGATTTCTACTTCATATAAAACCGCTACACAAATAATTAAATCTCTCAACTTACGAGATCTCAAAAATTTTAAATTTGCTAAAGTCGAAAAGAATAATACTAATAGAGCTTATCTTTTAAAACAAAGAGCTACTTCTGCCATTAAGAAGTACTCTAAAGAAGTCATGACTAGTCCTGGTATTCTTGCTACATTGAATGCCGACAAAGTTAACATTGGCGATATAATGATCATTCAAAATGATTCTCAAATTTTTAACACTATTGAAAAGTTAATAGAAAATACAGATGTTACTGTATCTAAATTAAAAAAATCAATACTTGAAAATGAAAATGAGTTTCTTACCATGGAAAGGTACAGAAACTTAATGGTGGAAGCATGGAAAAATAAAGAAATTTATTCAGTTTCTTTAAAACAACTTGATGAAAAATCTGATAATATACCAGTTAAAATTTCTAACCTCCCATCTTCTCTTTCAAGAACAGTATTAGAAAGAGAGCAAGATGAATTTGCAGCGTATGTTTCATATTTAATTCGCATTGCAAAAGAATCTGGTAATTCATATAAAAAATTTGAAGAGGCTGTAAATAAATTTGTTCATATCAAACCAGTAACATTCACTTCTCAAGACAGATTATTGGTTTATTTCGATCTTATCTATCGTGGATCTGAAACTAAAAACTATCATATTTTTACAAACTTTGGAACTGGTAATGCAATTCACTTTGTCCCAAAAGGTTCTAAATCCGCAAGTGGTGAGGGTGGCATCACTGTAAATTATTTTTATACTCTTGTAAAGAATTTTCCAAAATTAAAAATATTTTTTCAGGAATTGGCAGATGCAAGAAAATATTTTTTTGAGAAAGCATGTAAAGAGTTCAAATTAAACTCAAGAGATATAAACAGAGATCTTGGTACTAACTCTATGTACTCTGGTAGATATAATTCTTCATTATACTTGGCTAAAAATTATGAAGATCTTGCTAATAAGATGTTTAATGGAAAAAAAGCATATGGATATCAAACAAAAGGTGATGCTGATTTAACTGCGAATGTTGAAGCGTTTTCAAAGTTTTTTGATGACTACACTGCATATCTTTCTAAGACTCCCGGATCCATGGGTAAGTTTCTAGGAATTGCAAAGAAATCTCAAATTGCAATGAGAGGTAAAATATCTAAAATTAAAAAAGATATTGAAAAAGAATTGAAGAAAAAGGAATCTTTATCAAAAGAAGAAAAAATAAAGTTACTTGAAAAGTATAAAACTCAATTTAATACTGAGTATAAAAAATCATATGCATTATTAACTAATGCTGAATTTGGATTTTTCTTTGCAGAGCATCAAGCAGATGTAGAAGAGATTCTTAAAAAGCAAGTTCTTTTATCATTCTATGCTGCGGCTAGTGGTAGAGGTTATATAATATTTGATGGTAAGAGATTTTCTGAAGACGACATTTATGAAAAAAGTGTAGCACCTCCACCTTTTCTTAAGGTGGGTATGTAATTAATCTATAAATAATATATAAGGATCAACAATATAGATGAAAAGTTTCTTTCAGTTCCTTAGTGAGGCAGAAACAGAAGCCGCATCACAGGCAAGAAAACTTGGTTTGAAAGGCGACGGACACGGCGGTTGGGTAAATCGTGCTGGAGAGTTTGTCGCCAAAACTGTTGACGGGAAACTTAAATTCTTTAATAAGAATCAAAAACCTGGAAGAGATCCAGATCAAACTCCCAATACAAAAAAGGTAGAACCCAAACTTAAAACTAAAACAATGTCTGTGGATAAGGCTCCACAGAAAGATAAGAAGAAAGGTGGAGATGAAGCAGAGAAAGTTATAGGTAGTGACACACTTACCCTTGCTTTTGGTAGATTTAATCCCCCTACCATTGGACATGAGAAGTTAATGAAAATGGCAAAGAAAGTTGCCGCCAATGGTACATTAAGAATCTATCCATCTAGAACTCAAGATAAGAAAAAGAATCCTCTTGATCCTGATACGAAAGTATCATATATGAGAAAAATGTTTCCTGATTATAAAGAGAACATTATTAATGATAATGAAATGAGATCTATATTTGATGTTCTTCAGGGTGCAGATAGAGACTTTGATAAAGTTAATATAGTTGTTGGATCAGATCGCCAATCAGAATTTGATAATCTTGCACAGAAATATAATGGTGAACTCTATAACTTCAGTGAAATAAAAGTAATATCTGCTGGTGTAAGAGATGCAGATGCTCAAGGTGTTGAGGGAATGTCTGCCTCCAAAATGAGGAAAGCAGTTGTAAATGGTGATATGGATTCCTTCAAGAAGGGACTCCCTAAATCAGTAACAGATTCGCAAGCAAAATCATTGTTTGATGCTGTTGCTGATGGAATGAAAATTAAGAAGAGGGAGAAAGTTACTGCTGAGATGTGGGAGATTGCTCCAAAGTTTGATGCAAAGGGACTTCGTGAGCAATATGTAAACGGATTGATTTATAGAATTGGGGATATCGTAGAGAACCTGAACACAGGATTGATTGGAAAAATTATCCGCAGAGGAACCAATCATCTTATCTGTTTGACAAAAGAAGACTATATGTTCAAGTCATGGATTCGTGATGTCATGGAGTATGATGAGAAAACCATGGAGCGTCGGATGAGAGTTCCTGGTAAACCTAATACTTTAGATGGAACTGGTGGATATCTTAAGAATGCTATGGCAGCAACAGGCACTACTAGTATCAAAAATTTCATAAATAAGTACAAGGTAAAGAAGTAGTAGTATTACCATGTCTAATGGAATCGGTAAGAATCCTTTGAATGACATTTCAAAGGTATACTTAGAAATGCGCGAGTCTTATAAGATCGAACCTCCCAAGGAGAGATTGAAGACTGATCGCAATATGTTCAATATTCCTAAGGACGAACAGGAAGCTGCAAGAGAGAGACTTCTTGCTAAAACAAAAGCAAAGCGAGAGAAAATGAAAGAAGGATTTGTTGATCCTGAGGAAGGAGAGACTCCTAGTGGAAGAACTCCTTTAGATAATGTATCTTATCATCCTAAAGCATCTGTTAGAAGAAAGGCAGTAAAGAACTTTAAAAAACAGATGGGAAAAGAGTATGGTGGGAAATGGACATCTAGATCAAAAGATCCTGTAGGACAAGAAGATGGTGATATCAACAATGATGGCAAAAAGGATAAGACTGATAAGTATCTTATGAACCGCCGCAAGAAGATTGGTAAGGCAATCGCTGCAAAAGAAGAATTTTCTGATTGGAGAGCAGATCTTCAAGAGCAGGGACTTATTGAAGTGATGGATGAGACTGAAGCAGATAAACCCATCAAAGAGAAGAAGGTAAACAATAAGGTTAAGATTAACCCTAAACTTGGTGAAGCAATTGAAGAGATTGGTGGCACTTTGATCGAAGAGATCGAAGATCATGAATTTGATGAAATCGTTCAGAGTGTATATGACGAACTGATTGAAGAGGGATACTCTGAGGAAGATGTTGAGGATGCGATTGAGTTTGCTCTGACTGAGCAACTTAACGAAGTAAGTGATAGTTATTATGACTCTGCTGTGAAGTCATCTAAAGCAGCAGCTGCTAAGATTAAAAGAGCAGAGATGATGAAGAGAGCGAAAGGACGCCTCAGATTCATGAAGAGAAAGTCAGGTGAAGTAGCAAATAAACTGAAAGGAAAGGTTGCTGGTGCTGCTGCAGCCGCCACAATGGCTCCTGGTATTGCAAAGGATCAGGC